CTAGAATAGTGAGTGCAGTCCCTTCAATGATTAACTGGCCTGGTTCTTATGTGTTCTCATCCATTTTAAAGAAGTACTTATCATCATTTAGTAGTACTTATAAGTCTACTACACCTGATAGATTAGAGAAGAAGTTTAAAGATCACATCCATTTTGTAGGTGTAGATATCGGTAACTTCGATTGGAATTTTTCACCTACTTCTTTTAATATAATATTAGATTCTATTAAAACGGAACTGGGAGAAAAGGTATCTGATTTCGTTAGAAATTCATGGGATATTCCTGTCTTATCAAGGCCATCATCATTAGATAGTAAGAGATCTTTAGTAGTTTATACATCGACTACAGCTAAGGATGAAGAAGGCATGTGGTTTGGATTACCTTCAGGTCATTTTATGACTGTCTTATTTGGCAGACTTTGTGGTACAGCTACTCAGTTAGCTTATATATCAAAAGCTCTTAATATCGATATGAATGAGAACAGGATAAATAGAATACTTAAAGGTGATCATAATCGTATATCTATAGCTAATAGTACAGATGACACTCTAATGGGTTTTAGAGACGAAAATGACTTGCTACTTGTTAATAGATTGATAGATGACCAGAAGGGAGATCTTGATTTAGATTTAGGCTATAAATTGGAATCTGAAGAGAAGTTAGCATTCCTGGGTATGACAATGTATAATCAGAAAGGTACAGTCCACGCTTTCTCATCAATAGATGGTTTTCTAGCCAGGGTTTTAGTACCCGAAAGACCATTTCCAATTGATACTTCATCTCACTCTGTAAAAAAATATCCATACTTAGGATTTATAGTTAGGTATGAGGAGGTGTATATGAAAAATCTACCAGAAGGTTGGGCTGATAAAGCAATGTATATTCTTGCAAATAATATTTATAAACATTATGGAATCGAAGATTTTCTAACTAAGATGAAGGATACTGCATCAGCAGAACGATCATCTTTGAATACACTAATGTCTTGGGAAGTTGCTATGTACATGAGTAAACCAGAGTATTATCACTATAGACCTGAAATAAAACGGGCAATTGATAATCTATCCGACCATGACTATGAATTACTTTTTCACTCCAGACCTATTACAATTGAGAGAGATCTCATAATAAAACTGACTGAAGGTTGGTTTGATATAAGGTTAGGTTAAAAAGTAGTATAGCTAAATTGATGCTATTAAATCAATAAATAAATAAATAAATAAATAGGAGCGAAATATGGATAAGCAAGAAGAAGTAAACCGGGAATTTCCTACAAGGAGATCAATTGATGATAGAAATAGCATTGATGACCTAAATAATTTAAGTGGATTGGCTATGGGAG